TACAGGGGTTGTGTCCATAACCAAGTAGCGGCCGCAACACGCAGGATGGTCGGAATACCCAAGTGTTTCATCACGCCGGAGGACTATACGGTCAGGGCTCCCATGATCGATATGGTCATACGTGCAGAGCTGCCAAGAACCATCCCCACTGTCATTGCTCACTACACAGAGAACTATCCCAGCGTCCTCAGCTCGGAACAGTGGGTGGCGCGTTTCCCAGCAGCGAAAGCACAGAACCTCTTCAGCACATGGATTGCGCGCGCGTCAACGCAGAGACGGGCGTATGAGTTCTTCATCAAGAAGGAGAAGACGATCATGACGGAGGAGGAGGCAGATGTTCTGGAAGGGGAGGAAGGTGTTGTTGACACAACTGGCCTGAAACTGGACCCACGTGGCATATCTGTACCGTACGAGGAGGTGAGAGTCGAAACAGGTCCGTGGTGCCACATGCTCAACACAGCCATGGGGCGAGGCTTCAGAGGACAGATCAAATACGTCCCAGGTGAGACACCAAGGGGACTGTCTAACTGGTACAATTGGGCAGTCCGGGCAGTTGAGTCGGGGGGCATCCCATTTGCACTGGCGGTGCAGGGCGACGACTCTCTACTCATTCTCCGGGAACAGGGAAGAGTCCTCTACGTTTCGTCGGACCTCAGCCGATACGACATGTCACAGAGAGTCCCGCACTTCGAAGCTGCTTGGGAGTGTGTCAGGGCAATGGGTCTCAACATTCCACCACACATCTACAACATCATCGCAGAGCAGCAAGGCATCATTGGCACGGGTAAACGTTACATCGCCAAGGGGTGCCGCATGAAGGTGAGGGGCACCATGGCATCAGGGGATGGGGTCACGATAACTTTCAACTCGCTCACGCTGATCATGATGGTGGTCAACTTCATAACCGGCGGGCGGCCTATCAGAGACTTCAGGTCATCATGCGCGCGTCTGGGCTTCAGCGCCACGACGCAGACAGGACCGGTCGCCCAGAACCCGCTCAGCGTTGACTTCCTACAATCAAGACCATGGTTGGAACTGGGGGGAGAGAGAGTCTTCGCACCTAAGCCAGGCCGAATCCTCGCGCGTTTCTTTTGGATCCCCAGGAGACACAACACAGCCCAGGGGTACATGAGAGAGGCTGGGGAGATGGCTTTTGGTTTGATCTTGGTGGCGAGCCACGTCCCGATCATCAACGATATTTGCAAACGTGTTATTGAGCTCACGCAACCAAACAGAGCACGTTGGGATGACGAAGGACCGTATGAGCTGCACCAATGGAGGAGAGGAGACTCCCCAGAAGAGGACCCTAAGACAATTGATGAGATGGCGATGCTATATAGCTTGCCTGTCTCTTCATTGCAGAGATTCAGAGAACGTTGCCGAACGTGGAACTTCGGTGAGCCCATCGATATCGATGAGGAGATGAGTCACACAGCGCGCAGAATGGTCGCTGTGGACTCGCAATGAAGATGCATTGGGTTTGCGGGCACATCAGTGTCCGACAGGATTGTTGTTTTAAACAGCAGTTCGCCAATCATCAGTCTCTTAGGACCCAAAGGAAAAGAAGAATGCCAGAGAACCAGCGCAAACGTGTACCAGGAGGAGGCAGAGGAGGAGCAAGACGCCG